TTTATTTTTGTTAGGTTGGATTTTTATCTTTAATTCATTTTATACACAATAGAATTATGTATGTAGATATATCTTAGTCCTAAATAAAGTTTATTTCCAGTTGGTGTATAATTTACAGTAATCATATATCTCACTTCATTTCCGTAATGATTATAATTAATTTGTGGAAAATTCACATCTGCATTTGATGTATAATCAGGAATAACAGCTAACACGCTATATCCGGTTGGTACTTCGTCCTTTATTGTACCTTTAAGAGTGTTTCCTGCAACAGCACTTTCACTAACTAATACAACTCTATATTCTATTTTGAACAAAGACTCATTATTTTTTATAGCTATTGATGAAAAATCCCAAAATGTATTATTAGATAATTTAATTGTTTTAACCAATTAAATCACCACCTAACTTATACCTCCTTTCGGAAGTATTAGGAGAGCAATTAAATAAGTCTTGCCCTCCTTTCTGGAGAAGTTGTATAACAACCCCCCCCCGTCATATTATTTTTTTGTTTCATCGTATCATCCTCCTTACCATTCTGAAACAACTTCAAATGCAATAGGTATACCGTTCACAAGAATGCATCCATCTTGAAAGACTGCAAACAATGGAACACCTTTTGTAATTTCATCTTTATAATTTGTGTTAACAAGTTTATCTGCATAATAAATTATAAAGTCATATGCTTCTGTATATGGAAAAATTGAACCACAACTTATGTTGCCTGAATATGCATTTCCATTAATTGTTGGTGTCAAAGTTCCACCAGATGTATAACTACTTGAAGTTTTCTTTTTATAAGCCCAGCTTAAAGTTAAAGAGTTGGATACACTTCCAAACGATTGATTAAAGTAATTACCTTTAAATATCAACTTAACTTCTGAGCCGGTTTGCGTTGTCCTTTTAAAGTCTGCATTTATTGTTAATGGTATATAATTAATTAAACTTGTTGCAGATAAAGTAAATGTCTTGCTATAACCTCTTGAGTTCTTAACGTAAACATCTACTGTTTTACTACTAATCTTGCTAAAATCCTTTGTGGTAGTTGAAGTACTAACACTAATTCCACCTATTTTTAATTCCGTAATTGTGGCTTTACTATCATTTGCTGAGCTTGCCCTTATGGAGGTTATAGTTGCACGACCAGTTGAATAACCTTTTACAAGTTTATTAGCATCGCCAGTTAAAGCAGTTGTTGTTGAATTTACATCTTTTAACGTACCGGTTACATATGGTAAGCATTTATCTTCTAAAGCATATATTGTAAAGCTATGAGAAACCGAGCCAATCAAAGTATCATTTGAATAAGTATTTAACTCTGCTGTTGCAGTAGTACTCTTTCCGGTAAATTCATTATAATAATCCTTTGGAATTTGAAAAGAATAATCTTTTCCTGTTAGCTTTACTTCGCTCGTTTGTAAACCTCCATTTGAATTTATATACTTAACATTTGTGCCACAAGTGATTTTAATTGAATGTTTAAAAGAAGCGCTAGCAGGTTCAAACCATACTCTTCCATTACCCTCAACATAGCCTGGAGACACATTTGGCCATGTTTTTCGTGGAATTGTAGTCAAAGTCATTGTACCTGTTACACTACCATTTTTTGGTGTGTATGACAATGTTGATGTTTGTGAATACGTATATTCAACATTAATACTTTTACTTCCATCGGAATTATGATTTATTTTGTAATCAGTGCCATCAGAATTTTTCAATTTACCTTCTGCCATTGTAACGGTTGTATTTTTACCACAACTTCTTTGGGCATAGTTGCTATATACTTCGGTACCATTTATTTTCAATTTAATAGTAGAACCTATGCTTTCAAAGTTGTAATTGTTGCTGCTTTGCAATTGAATTTTGAAGTATAAGTTACTTGTGTTGTTGGATACATTTACATCAACTTCAGTCAATGTAATAATGCTTTTGTATGAACTATTTGCGTGTGTTGCAGTCATTACCATAATTAATCGCCTCCTACATAAAAGATACCAAGTCCTTTGCCGTGTGTCTCATCTTCTATTTCTTCAATTCTAAAGTTATTACTTCTTAAAAATTGACTAAAAAGCAAGCTTTTAGAATATGATACTGTCTGATTTAAAAAATCGGTTAGCATTGAGACCTTATTAGACATTGAATCATCAACATATCCAGTAAATTGAATAGTTTCATTAGTGGTCTTGTCTACGACTTCCATACCAGTTTCGTCTACGATTGATGATGTTGGTGCTCCACTTTTATCAACATGAAAACCATCTGCATCCATAGTAAATCCAGTTTTAGTATCAAGCTTAGTGACCCCATTTTCTTCAATTTTTGTAATGATTTCAGTATTCTTTTCCGTTGCTGTAATATTTTCTTCAACACGGTTCGAAATTGTCTTGACACTTTCAACTGTTGCATAATTGTTTAATTTATTGTTGACGTCTGATATTTTGTTGTCTGTTTCAGTCTTGTTTTGAGATACATCATTTTCTATTTTAGTAATTTGTGTAGTTACTGTCTCAACTGAAGCTTCTATGCTATCTTTTGTTGTATTAAATTTAACATTTGTAACATAATCCGTTTCCACTGTGGTTTTAAAATCGTTTAAAACTGCTTCAACTTGTTTTGCGTAATCATCATTTGAATAATCAGTAGCCTTACACCAGTCGCTAGAATTAAAGTCTCCGCTTGTTCTTTTAGTTTGGCACCTATATAAATCTTTATTATCTTTAATCCAAAAGTCTCCTACGTCATATGGAGTATACGGAGTTACAACAAAGTTTTGCCTTTTTCTGTCTGCCGTATCTTGAGCCGAATTAGCAATAGCTAAAGCTTCTGTCACATCACTATCAGTTATTTTCAACCAATTATATATATTTGTGGAATTATCGTAATTAAATCTATAAGCATATCCAGTATTTTGGTCGTAATACAAGTCCCCAATATGCTTGATTTTTTCATTATCAGTAGTCCAGTCGCTACTTGGCTTGTTTTCTAACGATGGAACACCAGAATAAAACCAAGTAGTGATATTCCCATCTACTTGGTCTTGTAAATTTTTGATGTCTTTCGTTAAAGCTTTAACATAATTCTCTATACTAGCATTTGTCTTATTAAGCTCATCAACTATTAATTCTACCGTTTTCTTATTTTTATTTATGGTGTCGTTAAGTCTTCTTATAACATCATCCGCTGTTACAGGCTTAACTCCATCATTGCTTTTTGGTATCAACTTTACCACCTCACTTTACATAAGTTTTCCCGTTTTTTGTATAAACTTCAAAACCTAAAAACTTTAATATTTCTTTTTTATCTGCTGTAGTATTGTTAGAAGAATTAACATAATTAATTACCTGAGAATTATAATTTGTAAGTTTGTATCCATTTAAGTTAATTAATATAGCTTTTTGAGATACCGGAATGTTCATAGAATTAATATAATTAATTACTTTTGCTTTCTTGCTTCCGCTTATGGTATTTCCATTTCTATCCTTACTAGAAGTAAATTCTTGTGATTTAATTATGTAATAATCACTAATATTTCCAAGTTTTGAATATTGATAAGCCTTATAGTAAGCATTTGATATATCAAAATCAAGTGTTTCTTTTTGAGCAATATTATATGAATAATTCACAATGTTATTGATAACATCTGCTTTTTCTTCATCAGATAATGAATTATAAGTTCTATTCTTAAGGAGCTTTTTAACATTATCTTCTATAATTTTGCCTGAAGTTTTTTGATAGTCTGCTCTTTGTTCAGAAGTTAAAATTGTTTTTTCTCCATTTTTATTAATATAGTAAGGACTTACTCTAGGCATTAAAGTAGTATCTCCTGTTTCTTTGTAAAGTCTATATATTTCACTTGCACTTTCACTTAAGTTCTCACTATTAACGTTCGCTGGATTTAAGAAAACATTAAACACATTATTTTTACCACCATACTTTTGAATATCTCTACCCATAGTATCAACACTAGGTGCTAATTGCTTACTTAATCCTGGTATTTTTGATTTTATTTTATTTACCGATGTTTTTAGAGGTGCATTATATTCAAATGTCTGTCTTTGTGTGCTATCTGTCAAATCTACAATTTGTTTACTAAAAGTTGGTATAGCACGTGAAGGCAGTTCTAATATTGCTTCTTGCATTCCAGTTACAATACCATCGTTATTACTTAAAACAGTATTAATACTATCCATAAATGACTGTTCAAGTAATATGTTTCCAGCAGTGTCTAATGAAGAAAGAATGTTCTCTAAAGTGCTAACATTTTCTTTTCTATTTTTTTCTATATTAGCAGTTATAGAAAGCGGTGCCGCTATAGGTTGAGCCCAGTCATAAGTAAATGTTTTACCACCTATTTTTATAGAGTACGAGTTTATTCCCAAAGTATTTTTCATAAAGTTTTTTGTATCTTTATCATCATCACTTTCGCCACTAGTTATTCCTGCTTTTGCAAGCGCTAGTCCAATTAGATACAACATAGTTCCAGCGGTTGCTTTACCTAATCTTTGTACAAACTCATGTTGCATTTGTGGAGTAAATTGACCATTTTCTAAACTTTTTTTAAGATTTATACCACTATTAATAGTATTAATTAATCCCACGGGAGAATAATCAACAATAGCCTTTGTTAAGTTTGCCGGAGTTTTAGCAAATGGAATTAGTATATCTCCTAATCCATAACCTTTGACATTTATTTTGTTTAAAGCATTTCTAGTTTGTAAAACAAATCTAGTGTAATTATTATTATCTTGCCAAGTTCTTGATAATGCTTCACTTGTAGCAATATCTATCATTTCTTGTGTAATCTTATTTGTTTTATTTAATATCATTTGATTATTTATTGAATTAGTAAAAGAAGCTTCATAAAAGCCTCTATCTCCTGCATCTAACATAAATGATAATAAATTATCCACTCTATTTAGATTTTTACCAATTACATTTTTATCATTAAATGATTTACCTTGCGTTATTTCAAATCTGTTTCCTTCAATATTTCTTGTATTAATTCCTTTCTTAAAATCATTATAGCTCTGATAAAGCCCTGTTTTGAAACCTTTTCCATAACTTTTCAAATTAGGTGTGCCTGTAGTTCTAACATTAGTTTTTTTAGAAATCATCTTATCTACTCCACTTGCGAATAAATCACTAAAAGCATTTGTAGGAGCTATTACAGCATTACCTAAAATATTTCTTACTTGCGTTTTTGGGTTGAATAACATTGATATTCTCATCCAAGCTTTAATACCTGCTCCTCTTTCAGGTGGTAACTTATCAGTCATCAATTTTTGAATTTCTGCAAGTTTTACTCTTTTTTCGTATCCATCCTCCATATTTTTGACTTCATCCATTATATTCATAATTGTTTGAGTTTCTTCAGGAGTTAAGTCAAATTCACTTCTATGTTTATTAATCCATTCCCTCGTCTTATTTTTTACCATTTTGTCATATGCTTCGTCTAATTCACTCTGTGCATATGCTACCATACCTTCTGGTGTCATTCTTTCCATAATATTAAACGCCTGTACTGTTTGACCAGCAGCTGTACCAATATTACGAAGTTTTTTTGCAACATTTTTCATACCTAAAGTATCATTGTTATCAGCATATTGCTTCAGTAATATCCATCCTTCTGCAACATCAATAGAATTAGCATTTTTAGGGTCTTTATTAAACCACTCTAAAGTTTCGCTAGCTCCATTTTTTTCGAGTTTTTTAAATGCTTTTTCTAAACTTTCCTTATTAGTTACTTTATCATAAAATTTTACATCGTCTTCAGATAAAATACTGTTTTTTTGTTCTTCATTTAACATATTGACTTTATTTTCAACATTTTTAGCAAATTTACTTTTACCATCATTATATTTATTTTTTTTATAATTTAGTAAATTAGGAGTTGTATTTGCGTCTTGCTTAGTTAATTTTGAGATTTCATTAGGGTTAAGAACTTTGCTTTTTTTACTACTATTTTGTATATCTTCTCTTGTTGGTAAGTTTATATCAGACATCTTAGTTTTTGTGCCTGCAGATGGAAAGTTTTCTTTTAAGTAATTGTTCCATTCATCTGTGCTTTGTGAATATCTTATATCTTCATTAGAAGTTGGACTAGTATTATCAACATTTTTTATTTGTTCAGGGAATAAAGCAACATAAACATCACTAGAACCCTCGGCTGCATCTATACCATTATCATAGTGTTTTATTACTCCATCATAACCTAATACTTTGTTTAATATTCTAAATCCTTCTTCCCAATTTAATGTACTTGTATTCAATACACCATGTATCAAATCGACATCATTATCTGAGTATTCATATTGCCCATCAACTGCTGCATTTATTGCGTTGCTAAAGCCGACTAAGTCTACATCAATATAATCATATAAGTAATATTCATCAGCTTTTGCAACTGCTTTAACGTATTCTTTAAATTGCTGTTTTGAAATAGTTTTCTCATTTAAAGACATTGGATTAGTAATATTAACATATAGTTGCATAGGTTCTTTTCCCTCTTTACTAAATCCTTTTGCCATGCTTAAACTATCCGTTAAGTAAAAGCCTTTGCCTAAAGCTGTTCCATTAGCACCAACAAAGTCATAACTAAATTTATTAAAATCAAATGGTGTACCATGATATACAACTTTCAAATTACCTTTTTCATCTTTAACGACACTATTTTTAAAATACTCTTGTTGTGCTTTTGTTAATTTTCTGCCTTTATTGTCAAAAGAAAAAGAACTATTATCTAGTTCTTGTGCATTATTTTCACTTATTGGCATAGAATATTTAGTAGTGGATGATGTATTGCTATTGACATTATTGTTTGAATGTGGTATATTATTTGCAGAAAAACCAGTAGGTCTATGCAGGCTTGTACCTGTTATACCGCTGGTTTTTTTGACATTATTAATTTCGTACAAATATTTACCTTTATCTGTTATACCAATATTTATATTTCCTTTAAAAGTTTTTCCATTTAATTTGAATTCGAAATCATAATATTCCCAATTTGCAAATTTACTATTTATTTTATTTGCACTGCTATTTTCTCTTAATGTCGCTATTTCCAACACATTTTTTAATTCTGGTGTTAGCTTCATTTTTTCAACAAAATTTTCTTGCTTTTTTCCGGGATTAGTATATTTTTTTGATGTTTTTTTATTTATTTCAACTTTGTCACTATTGCCCAATTTTGTATTTCCCATTAAATAATCTGTAATATACATTTTTGCAATTTTATTATAATCTTTTTCATCAATACCATCAAATATATCTTGGTCAGTATCCACTTCAACATAGTTATTACCATTACTATCTTGTTGAATACTAAATTTGGATTCACTCAGTTTGCTTTCATTACTATAATAAGCATCTTCCCACATAGTCTTTAGTTTTTCAACAAAACTTACGTATTCTTCTGCTTTGCTCCCTTTTATCTTTTTAGCAAGTTCTCTAATATTATTTAATATTTTCATAAATATGTTAGGTTTCTTTTCTACAACTGACTGAATAAATTCTCTATTTCCAAATAACTCTCCACAAACATCTGCTACTACTTCATCTGATACATCATCAGTTTGATATCTTTCTTTTAGTGTTTCTAATGATTTTTCAAATTTAGAATCTTGTTTAGCATAATCAAGAATAAGTTCTTTCATTTCCTTTGTCGCAATGTCATGAGTTATTTCATGTACAATTAAGAATTCAACATAATTATTTGCATTAGGATTTAATTCAATAGTTACTTGACCATTTTCTTTTGTTATCAAACCATTTACTGGTACTCCACTTTCATTTGTGATATTAGGATTAAACCTTATTCTATAGTCTTTATCAGCTATTATCTTTTCCATTAAATCAATAGTTCTTATAGTTTTTTCACTACTATTTAAATATTGGTTTGCTGATTTTCTTAATTCATTTATTTTAGTATTATTACTCTCTACATAATTATAAGAAGACATAGGTAAGTTAGGCATACTATAATTTACTTGAGCATTTGTGTTTGCTTTTGTAGGCATATTTATTTCCGTACCTACTCCTGCACCTTCATAGAAACTTGTAAGCCACTCTCCTATATCAAATTTAACAAACTTCTTACCTTGTCTGTTTAAATTATTTTGTGGAGAAGCATAGAACCAAGTTTGAACTGCATATTTTTCTAAACTTTGTGAATCTCCTTTGAAATTATTACCTATGTTTTTAGCAAGCCCTAACCATTCATTTTTAGTCATTCTTCCGGTATTTCTATAACTAGGTGTCACTTCCTTAATTTTGTTATAAAGTGCAGGATTATAACTATCAAGACTATTCTTGTAATTCCAATAATTAGATTTAATGTTTTCATATGAATTTTTACCGATTAAATCTGGATATTTTATTAATCCATTTTGCTTTTTCTCTAAATAATTTAGTCTGGTACTTTCTTTTTCATCTAATCCTATAGCTAAATCAGTTTCTTTCAACGCTCTTAATTCGTTTTGTTCATCAATAGTCAAGTCATATTTTGGTTGTTGAGTTTCACTATTTATTTGTTCAATTAAATTATTTTGATTATTTTCTATGTTTTTAATTGTTTCATTTTGTTTTTCTTGAATATTTCTGTATTCTTCTAAAACTTCATTTATTTTATCATATTTTTTATTCTGTTTTGCTACTTCTTGTAACTGTTTTATTTTTTCTAATCTTTCAGTTACATTTTCTTCTTGTTTATTTAAATTTTGAACTACATTGCTTGAAGTATGAGCGATGTTTTCATTAGATTTAGTATTTGTACTAGGCTTAACTATTTGGTCTACATTGGGCTTGTTTTTCACTCCTGATTTATTATTTAAATCATTTTCTGAGTTTAAAACATTTTCTGTTTCTATTTTACCACCAAGTATACCACCACTTACTGCACCGATTCCCGCACTATATAAGGCATCTTTCAATGTTTCAACACTTAATACTTTGTTATCTTCGCCAAGTATTGTGTTTTTCAAAAATCTGTCGGCAAATTCTTGAATAAATTCCTCGGTTGCTTCACTTCCGGCATTAGCTAAAAAGTTTTGAATGGTTTGATTTTTAATCAATTTGCTTACTGCACCTTTTAATGCTTTATTATATTCATTTGTTTTTCCGCCCGTTAAACTTTTAGTTGCACTACCTAATACTTTACCAGTAGCAAATTCAAGCAAAGTACCAGCTGTTGCATATAACATTGACTCGCCAGTACCATGACCTTCTTTTTTTGCACTCTCTAAATTGTTTCTATACATATTACCCCAATAAAGCGCAGTACCCGCACCTGGTGCAACTAAGTTTCCAGCTGTAGAAGCACCTATTTTAGATACTTGATAGAAAGCATCTCCTAGAAACTTTCCAATTTTAGAGTCATAATTTTCAGACACTTTTTGTTCTTTCATTTGAGAGTACGTATCTAAATATGTTCTATTTCCATTTTCATCATAAGTAACATATGGATCATTTACTGTGTCCACTAAGTCACGCACTGCATTTATTCCTCTACCAAGCGTTTTGTCAAACAATGTAACTTCATCTTCAGCTACTCTCTTTTTGTTATAGTCATACGCTGCATAACCAGTTTTTGACTCTTGCTCTTTTCGCTTTTGTCTCAATTCTTTAATTTCAGAATTTTTTTCAGCATTTTGATACTCATTCATTATCTTTTTACTAGTATCTTCCATTGTTGTATAGTTATTTTTTAACAAATCATTATTTTTTCTAGATACACCAAATCCTAGTTTTGAGGTATCAATTCCTTGATTTAAAAGATTTTTATTTACAACGTTTCCTTTAGCTAAAGTTAGTTCTTTTTGTATATTGTTTAACTGTTCTTTTTGATAGTCAAATCTTCGTTTGTAAGTGGAAACAGATGTTGTGTCAGTGTCTTGAATAGCCACAACTTTCAGGTTGTTTTTTTTAAGATAATTATCAAAGCTTTGAATACCTGTTGTATTTTTATTATCTTTCATAAAATCATCAAATGTTTTTATCATAAAACACCTCTTTTACTTTTTATATTTTTCGTAATAATTTGTCACATCAAGGTAAGTCTTAGCATTATTGTTCCAAACATAATACTTATTACCATCAGTCCAAATTCTGTATCCTTTTCCAATTCCGTCTGTCACAACGCCGATTTGTTTTGCTGTAACCCCGTTAGTTTGTAATCTTACATTATTAATATAACTAGGTTGGTCAGTATAACTTCCATCTGCTTTTTTGAAATAATAATTTCCCATTCCTTGTGTTTGCACGTTGTTACCAAAAGCGTCCAAATTGTTGTCCTCGCCAGTTAATGTGTAACTATTATTAGAACTGTTGTTATATGCTTTATAACGAGTTAAATTATATTCTTTCTGCCACTGTTCATCAGCTATTCTATCTCTTTCTCTTTGATATTCTAAATCTTTTGCATCTTTTTCTCTTTGATAAGCCGTATCTTCGTTGTATTGTCTAATTCTTTCTTCTAATTCTTTTTCGTTTTGAAGTTGATTTCTGATTGTGTTGTATTGATTATTATATTCGCTGTTTAGGTTTTGATTATTTTGTAATTGATTTTGTCCTAAAGTTGCATTTGTATCATAATAACTTTTTGCATAACTCAGCATTAATTTCAACTTTTCGAATGCATTTTCTGCCTTTTTAGTATCATAATTAACTCTAGCTTCATTCATTGAATTATCATATTCAGTTATTGCATCTTGCATAGTTTTGTTAGCATTAGCAAGTCTGTTTTGGTAACTATTATAAGCACCTAATTTCATTGTTTCGCTTACGCCACTGTTAAGTAGTCCACGTGATGCTAAATTCTCTGCTTCAAGCCCATATTGATTTGTATATCCAGTATAATCATTCTTAGCTTTTATTCCTTCTTGATGTTTGTTTTCTCTAGCTGTTTCTTTTTGCTTTTCTATTTGACCTTCTCTAAAACTTAATTGTTTATCCAGTGCTTCATTTTGTAATCTTTCTTGCTCATTAGCATATTCTTTTTGCTGATTATATAAATTTTGATTTTGTTCTTGCAAATTAGAATACAAATTATTACTATCTTGTAATGCTTTTTGTTTTTCTTGTTCTATCAAAGTTAATCTATCATCCATTTTTAACTCTCCTTTCTACTTTTTCAAGTAACCCGCTACAAAACCTTGCAGAGTACATGAAAAAAGTCCAAATGGTTTATTTGAACTAAATTTTAATTGTATATCTTTAAACTTTTTATCTTTTATTCTGTAAGTGATATGACCTGTTGCATCACTTAAAGTCGTTTTTTCTTTTAATACTCCATCCACAATTGTTGAAACTTTTATGCTATCATTATTCATAACTTTTAAATCAGCAACATTACCACGTTTATTAGTGGTTTTTGTATATGCTGGGTATCCAAAATCGTCTTTTGGGGTTGTCCAGTAACTTTCTACACTTTCTTCTCCTTCAACATCTAACTGATATATCTTACCAACAGCATTTCCAAAGAACAATTTTTGTCTGTATTCTTTAATAAAGTTTATATTATTAGCTAATTCCCAATAATACCATTCATATTGCTTCGTTCCTGTACTATCTTGATATAATTCATTACTATTTGCTAAATACACGTGAGAACCCATTAAACATAGCAAATAGCCATTAAATTCTGCTAATTGAACGTTCTCATAATCATTTTCTGATAACATTTTTCTATCAACCAAACTTGAACGATGTTCTAACACTTGTTCAGAATATAGAGCACTACTAGACACAGACTCTAGACCTTGTTTAGAAAAGAAAACAACATCATCATTAAAGTTTATGCCTTTTGAAACACAACCAAGTGCAATTGAACCATTTACACTAGGATAAATCTTACTTAAAGTATTATCTAAAGTCGGCGTTAGATAATATACACTGCTTGAATTTTGATTAATTTCTTTAATTACCCATAATACTCCATTCCCAGGTATTAAAGCCTTTACAGGTGCTAAATCAAGTCCACATTCATAGTAACTCATATCACTTACATATCTAGGGTCATTTAACATACAATGGAATACTGAATTAGGATAATCTACGTTTCCACTAAAGAATATTCTGTTATCAAACTCACAAAGCAAGTTGCATTTATTTATTCTATCTTTATGATTTGCAATAGTCTTACTGAAAGTAATCATTACTTCACTATCAATTGGTGGTATATCATTAAAAGTTATAGTACCATTTTTTCTATCTACATTAAAATCAATATTTTCAGTCTTACTACTTCCATTAATAGTAGCAGTAACTAAATTAGACATTGATAGAGGGTCTAAATCAATTGTATCAAGTTTGTATTCTTTACTTTTACCATCTGCTATAAAATAGTTTCTTCTCCAACTAGTAAGACAATTTATAGGTTGATAAACTAAATCACTATCTGTATCACTATCAATTGGTGTATCTCCCGCTGGGTTCTTCCAATATGACGTTACCGGAACAGTTCCAACAACTTCTTTCATTGTTTCTCCATCATACTCTAAATAATTTATACCATCTTTAAAGAAAAATATATTATTAAATACAAAAGAATTACTCGCTTTAGGATTTAATCCTGTATATAATTCAGTTTTATTAACAGGACTGTTAGGATAGTTATTCCACTTATACATTTTAGTTCCACTATGAACTAATACTTGAACTACATTATTTACTTGATAAAAGAATAATCCATATATTTGATTACCGAAATCTCCTATTTCTTTAAGCCCAGGTCTTGTTTGAATAAAATTACCTTCTTTATAATTTTTCCACATATTTAAAGCATCCGGGCTTCTTGATAAAATCACATCATTAAAAGAAAAATCTACACCTCTAAAATTGGTGTAGTTTCTTGTAATTAAATCTGTAATACTAGACATCGTAACCACCTTCTATCACTATTTGACCTGAAGTTTTTCTAGGGTCTATATTATTTTTCATTTCTAAATATCTTTCATAAAAGTATTTACCATAATTACTAATCATATCCATTTTTAGCAAATCTGCTGCAATACCATAAGGCATTATTTCTAACAGCACTGGGTCTAAATCAAATGTAAATTCTTCATCTTGTTTAGTATAGTTATCCTCTGATAAATCTGTCTCAACTAATCTAGGATACTTATAATAATATATTGTAAATATTCCATACCAGTCTTTAGGTAGTATTAGTGTGTCATCATTCGGCATTTGATACAACACTTCTTCGTCAAAACAAATAGAATTTATCTGATAAGAATTAGTCAATATTTTAGTTAAGTCCACAATTTTATCATCGTTTTCTTTTATTTTTACTCTTAAACTTGCATTTATTTTTCTATATTTCATTAAATCAAGTTGTATTTGATTAATCACACCATTGATTTTATTTATGACGTCTTCATCTTCTGCAAATTTCTTTTCTTGTGGATAATATTCTTCAATTAGACTAAATGTCTTTATTTTCATTTCCTTTAATGTCATTTTCATCACTCCTATAAGCTTCTTTCATAGCCTTTAAGTCGTTTTCTATTTCATCTAATGTAGCCATTTGATAACTTGGTATAATATATCCTTGCTTTTCATCCCAAATTAATATAACACCAGTTACTAATTTTTGTTTAACAACACTTATTTCTTCACTTTCTAAAGTTTCTGTTTTACCATTAACTAACATTTCAATTTTTCTAGTATCTTTTATTTCAGTAGTTAATATTAAATCTTTTAATGTTTGATGTATCTTTTTATCTTCTGTATATTCATCAAACTTTAAAGTTTTATTTACCTTTCTGCCAAAGAACTGTCTTAAACTTGGTCTTAATGTGTAATATTCTACTTTTTCTTTCTTTTCCATAAATATTTCCTTTCTTGGTCGTGTAAGTCAGATTTGCACTAACTCTTGTCTCTTGATACACGAAAAAAGAGAGATTTCTCTCTCAATTAAAGACTTGTTTTTATACATACAATTTCTTTAGGTCTAACTAGTAAACCACCATATACATATAAACCTTTTTGTGCAGTTTCAAAACCATCTTGAACTTCATAGTTAACTACTTTCTCAATTTGTTCACAGAAAGCAACGGCTTTTTTAGTTCTTAAGAAGTTAAGAACTTTTCCATAACCAGTGATTTCATAATATGAACTCAAACTAGATTTAACTGGGCTAGTAACTTCTGTATAAACATAAGCACTTGCTTCGCCACTTCTTGTATAATAAGTCTTTCCTTCAACAATATCAGTATCAGTTGTAACAGCATATGTCGGCTCTAATTTTGGAAGTAAATTTTCAATAGTAATTAAAGCATTACCATATTTACCAATAATACCTTTCTTAGCCATTTCAACATTGTTTGTATAAAGTTCAGTTAAGTTTTGTCTTATTTTACTAAAATAAGTAGGGTCGTTTTCTGAATATAATTCAGTACTTTGTGGAACATTATTTTTATAAAGTTTAACTAATCCTTCCTCTAATTTTTCAATAGCATTTGATTTTGTTGCTGATGTACCATCTACTACTTCTACTTTACCAGCAGTAACACCATCGTTAACTAGTTTAGCAACATACATATCTCCCTTTTCAACTAAAGCTTCTGCACCTTCTTGGCAAATAGATTCTAGTGCTCCATCAACTGTTTGAGCTTTATATACATGGTCAAGGCCAATGTTAAAATACTTCATTTGGTCCATTTCAAATTCCTGTTTTGTTACACTAGCAGGGTCTCTTTTAATTGATACTCCTGGAATATAGTCTCTTACTAATGGTTTATCTGCATTTAAGATTATTACCTTTCTCGCATTGTGCGTATCTTTTTCATATTTGAAATCACAGTGATTTCTTAATGAAGTAATAGTTTTAAGGGCTTTTTCATACCCTTGATGCCATATTGTTTGCATTGCATCTTTCATTTAATATCATCTCCTCTATTTAATTATTCTTTTGGCCATTTTAATTGGGAGTTTCTTACTTTTTCCCACATACCAGGCTTTTCCCATTCTTCAGGTGTAAGGGCTACAACTTCTTCTGGAGTCAAATATTCTTTTTCTTCCTTAACAGAAGTGTTTTTCATACTTCCTGGTAATTCAACCTTTGGCTTAGGTTCTTGGTTTTTGTAAAGACCATAAACTTTTTCTATAGGTGTTTTTTTGTCAAACATACTTCTAAATTCTATAAACTTTGAATCGTTCAATAGTTCTTCATTAACACCTATTTTTTTTAGTTCTCTTGTATCATTTTGTTTATCTAACTCATCTCCAAGAGTCATAAAGATAAGCTTTTCTTTTTGATTTAGATTTTGATAGCCTATTTTTGCAAGCCTATTTGCTTCTTCTAACATGCTATCATAACCTTCTTCTATAATTTCATCTGCTTCAGCTTTTGCTAGAATGTTTAATTCTCTCTCACTATAACTAGACTTTTTTTCTGGTAGTTCATAACCTTGTTCTTGATAATAACTTCGTAACTTCTTATTAGCATCCGAAATATTATCAACTTCTAATGCGCTTTTAAGTACATTTTCTGTATCTTCGTATTCAGCCATTTGTTTTTCATACTTTCGCATTTTTCTTGCTACTCTTTTATCAACAATACTGTTTACTTCTTCGTCGGTATAAAATCTACCTTTTGGTTGTTCTTCTTTTGTTTCTTCAGTATCTACGTCAGTAGTATCATCAGCGGTGTCAGTTAACTCTACACCATCAACAATTTCTTCTCCTGTTTGTTCCTCAGTATTTTCAGTTACATCAGTTACATCTGTAACATTTTGAATTTCTTCGTTCATAATCTCCTCCTATTTTTAAGTGTTTGCTTCACTATGACCTATAAAGTTTATAGACATTAATGCTTGGTCTATCAAAAAAGCAACTACATACTTGCAGTCGCTTGATTAATCATTTCATTACCTGCATTTGATATATTTTCTATATCTTGTGCATAACTTATTTCTTTTTGTGCTTGATTCTTAAGTTGAGCAGCTTGAAGTTCATATTCGTTTATTTGTTTTTCTTTTTCAGCTCTTTTCTTTAAGATTATTTCAAGTTTTTGTTTAGGCATAACACTATCCGTATCTAGTGCTTCTACATATTCTTCAAATGTTATTTTTCCAGTTGTAAACATATTTTCTAGTGATAACTCTTGTGCGTACTTATCAAATGCTCCTTTTGGCGTTATGTCAACTTTAACACTTGTTCTTAATGCTTCTAAAATATATTGCGGCACTAATACCTGATTAGTTGTTTTCTGGCCTGTTATATCATCTGTTTGTTCATCTTCTATTAAAAGTCCATCTTTAGCATAAACTCTCCACATTTCAAACCAAATACGTGCTAAATCTTCTATAAATGACTTTAACCCTATCAATTGATCATTTAATGGTTGATTTTGTGCGTTTTGAACGGCCAAAATTGCTCTACCACTCGCGCTTTCAGGGTTAATGTTTCCAGTAACAGCATCTCCAGCATTGTTAATTTCTGTTGATAAATTTATAAGTTCATTTTGGAATTTTTCGCTATCTGGACTAATAGTTCCAGCTGATGCATTCATAAATACATCACTAGCTCTAACATTTCCAACATTTTTAAATTTAATTGTTGAACCAACTCTATTTATAGCATCAGGATTATTAATTAAGTCAATATTAACAACTTTTTGTGGATAAGCTATATTTTTGATTGTTAAAGCTCTTCTCATTGCTGTTTTATTTGTTTCAAGTTGATTAGGTATAAGTTGTTCAACTTCTCCAATTCCTCTAGCGCTACCTTCTACATCTTCCCAGTTATAATGTGCTACTTGATAAAGTGTTAATCCTGTATCAATATCATTTTTTAAATCACAATATTTAGTTGCTTGGCTAAAATGTACCGTACCGTTTTCTCTGTATAATTTTGTTAACAACCAACATTTATCTTCTATTTCATTTTTAGCACTTTCCCCACTTGCACTACCTAAATCACTATCTCCACGAATATTAAGAACATCTTCTTCTTTAACTCCATAGCTTCTAGCCAATGTTTGAAGTTCTGAAATTGTCTTTCTTTGCCTAATAATAATCCAGGGTTGAAGTTGAATTTCTTCCTCATTCTCGTCGCCAAAAATGATATCATTTTTACTTATGATTTCGTTTATAGGAATATTGTTACTTTCATCATAATCAACATACACTATTGACTCCCCGTTTATTGCTGATTTTCTGCAAACTTTTTTTATTTTTTTATCCATGAAGTCTTTATCCCAAACCTTACTTGCTTTTTTATTTAACAAATCACAAGTTTTTTGTGCGATTTCCATAAACTCGTTAGTTTCAATGTTTTCTGGACTATAGTTAACTGCAAACAAATTGGCAGTAATAGTACCCACTTTATGTTTAACTATCTTTTTAATAAAATTGTGTTGTATTTTTTCTACACCCTTAATTTTTAACCCAGCCCACTGGTCTCCATTGTACATACGGAAGTTCATATCAGTATTTGTGTATATTTTTGACATGAAATTTTGACCTTTTTGATACAATTCCCATATATCGGTTGTTTTAATTTCTTCTTGTGTCATTCTGCCTCCTTATTAAAAATCTTTTTGTCCTACACTAGTTCCATCGTAAGCGTCTATGTTAGCAAGATTAATATCCATTATTTCTTGTTCTTTTCTTGCCCTTTTTGTTTCTTCTTTGTTTTCTTTGCTTTCTCTGATAATTTTCACTGGGTTTAATGTAGGTATTTCTATTTTTTCTTTATTAATTTTTTTATATCCAAGTATAAACCCTAAATAAAAGGACACTATCATAAAAGCACCCATAATCAATAGTTCCATATTATTTTATTTTCCTTTCTTTTTCTTTGGCTTAGTTTCTTTTAAGACTTCCTCAACAGTTTTCTTTATAATTTCATCTGTTTTGTCTTTTCCTAAAACTTCCTCACTTATTTCTCTTAATTTACGTAACATTTTCTTTTTCATATTACTTCTATCTCCTCTCCGTAATCATAATTATCTGGCTTTTCTATATCAAAGTTAAATGTAGTTTCTCTATTTATTATTTCAACTGTTTTGGTTATTCTCATAGTACAAAAATATCTTAACGCATCTGTTATATGGGTTATTTCGTGTGGCTCTGTTGCTACATCATTAGGATTTTTGTCATCATACTGAAGTTGTGGTAAACAACAAATAAGATTAGTACAATTGCTGAATATCTTTAAATCGCTTTCTTCTTTTATTTCTCCAGTTTGTTCATCTCTTACTTTCTTAACTTTTAACCATTCTTTAACATTTAACCATCCTGCTACTCTATCATTACTTGCTTTAGTAAACATTAAACCACCATCATAAAATAGTTCAAATGTACTCTTCCCAGTATCTCTGTTTCTGTTCCACAAATCAGGTGGTGCATATATATCTTTGTACTTCTTATCTCTCATATAGCTTTTTAATACTTGTCTAGCTTCACTCACAATTAAATTAGATTTATATATCTCATTGTAAACATAAGCTTTACCTTTAGTATCAACAGCTATAAATAGCACTGCAAACATATCTAATCCATAGTCTATTGCTATGTATCTATTCCATTCTTCTGGTATAGTAAATGGTTCAACTACATGTACATTTCTATTAAATTCTCTAAAGAACTGCCCATCAAATACATCCCAATTGCCATAAAGCATTGCTTGCTTTCTATCCTCCGGTAAATTTTCAAGTGTTTTAACGTATTGTGGGTCATTTTCCATTAAATACTTATTTTCAAATACTTGAGCAGGAATAAATAAATAGTCTTCAGGCGTTTCTGACTCTTTATAGTCTTTATCTATAAATAATCTTTTAACCCAAGCGTGTCCAACTCCACCAGGATTACATGTGAAATACATTCTAGGAATAAAAGGTACTTTCAAATTTCCACTCATACGGTTACTTTCTGTAAGTGACTGAAATTGAAATTCAGTAAACATTGTTGCTTCTTCTAGAACTATGACTTCGTATGCTTGTCCTTGATATTGAAGTACATCTTTTTCGTTATCACAATACCCTAATACTATCCTAGAGCCATTTGGAAATATAAATTCTTTAGTACTATCTTTATAAGTTGCTATGCCACGTAATAATTTCTGAAACTGCAATACATGGTTTTCTCTTAATTCTTTCAATGTTCTTCTTAAAAGTAATATTTGTATGCCTGAATAGTATAACGCTAAAAGCACCATCTTTATTCTTGATACATAACTCTTTCCACCACCACGAGCACCGCCGTAACAAATATACTTATTAGTTGCTTTACAGAATAATATTTGTTTAGGATATAATTCGCCAATATTTAAAGTCATTTGCTCAATTCCTTTATTTCTTCGCTCATGTTAATTGTAATGGAATTATTAGAAGTGCTTTCACCTTTTGCTAATGCTCTTTTGTCATACAATGTACCAATAGCAGTAGTTAAATTATTTATAGGAATATCTTTTCTATCTAATGCCTTATCTAGTTTTTTCATAGCTTTATCTATTAGCTTATCTGCATACTCTACAAACTGCATTTTTTTACGTTCGGATACTTTCGTGAATTCTTCGGAATGTTCTTCAATAATTTTCTTTACAGTCTTATCCGACACATTGCATTCTTTAGATGTTGCATTATAGCTATTAGTAAGTGCATAACTTGCCATCACTTGCTGAATTTTCTTATTGTCTATCTTAACACCTTTTGCCATCAGTCATTTCCACCTTTCTATTCCGAATTTTTCCAATTTAGTTTTTTTCGGAATTAAAAAACAACCAGTTAAGGTTGTCTTCAATAAAACTAGAACATCTAGTATCCACAATAGATACCATAGAGCAAATACAAGTGCACTATAAACCATTTTTAAACTCACAAAGTCGATTTATTCATATTCACTCTATGCTACCTATTGTTATAGGTTAATTAATCCCTAAATAAGTAACATTGCTAATTGCAACTCTATTCCTGTTGCTCGGTTTTATTCTTTCAGTATATTAGCCATACTACATTCAAGAATAATAGAAGTTCCATTTTTAAGGCTGAAACGTTAAACCGCTGTACATCACAGCTGATACTATACACTTTTGTCGGGCAATTACCTCCGGCTCAGTATAGATTTAGTGCTAATTAGCACCCTAGAAAGATACATCAAAATTTTCCAAAGGACAATGGTAAAGAATATATCTCTCTAGGCTACTAATTGTAGCCAACTAGGGATTTCGATGTATAAATGAGTATCTATCTAATCGTACTCATTATAGCAATTATACCACACCTAAACTGCTCATTTCTGCTCATCTTTAACAAAATTGTTATTTTTTGGTGTTTTCCCCTTGTATTCATCGTAATATCTTCTAACTTGTGCAACTGAATAGTCCATTTCTTTTGCTATCCGATTCCAAGTCATTCTCTTGTAATCTTTCATAAAAGCAATTGTAAGTGCTGGTTCTGATAGTTTCATTCTATCTATTTCTTTATAGATGTAGTTTTCACAATTGTTTCTGTCTACATACAACTTTCTTAATTGCGTGAACAATTTATCAGTTCTAATTATTGAATTAATCATATTAGAATTAGCATTACTGCTACAACTAACTAATACTTCTTTAAGTTTGCTCGCAGATATATTGTAATTATTAGCGATTTCAGTTTGAATGTAATCAATTTGATTATCTATTTTATTTAATCTATTCCATACTTCAACAATACTCAATTCTTCTATCATTTAAGCCACCACCTATCTCTGACATGTAAAATAACGCATTCTTTTATTAATCTTCTTATTATCTCTTTTCTTTTTCTTAAAAATTCTTTATCTTCACTTTTTGACTTCAACAATCGAAATTTATGTGTATCATTTTTAAAACCAAATTCTAAATAGACTACGTTATCCTCTACATACTCTATTGTATTTTGTGTAAACCTAAACCCCCTATTCAATAGTTCAATTAATGCTCTATCATAGTTTAGTCTGTACACGCTATCACACTCCTATTAATTCCTTGATTTCTTCTTCAGTATATATTCTGTTTTTATATTTATTATTTAAGTGATTATTTGTCTTGTTAAGTTCTGCTAGTAAGAATTGTCTATTTTCAATACCTAACAGCTTATTTAGATTTAGATTTAAAGTCTTAGATAGTTCCATATCGTTTTTAATTTTTCTTCTGTCTTTTCTTACATTTTTAAGTTCTTTGACAATTCTATAACAAGCCTTAGTATCTAATTTCTCACTTTCTATAAGATGTAATAAATCACTTATTCTATAATCTACTGCTTGCAAATTAGCACTTAAGTTATTTATATAAGATTGTAATTCATTCATTAGCTCAGATATTTCTTTTACCTTTTCTATTATTTCCACATTTATTTATTCCTCCTATCCTTTCCATATAGCATTAAATCTATGTATCTTTCTGATATATACCCCGCAACATCTTTATAAGGAACTTCTCGTATTATTCTATCATCTATTAATATACCATATTCTTTACCATCTTTTTTAAATACAAACATAGTTTGCGATATATTATTGTCAATATTATCATGGAAAGAAATGCTATCACATTTGAATATATTTTTTAATATAAAACATATTTCTTCTCTTTTTATCATTTTTTATCACCTTTGTATTTTCTATTTATAAAAGGGTATTTATAATAGTCACATTCAGGACAAATTACGTATGCTGAATTTGTCTTTTCTTTATAATGTATATCTTTTTCCATATAAGTAAATTTGCAACCACAAACTTGGCATTTTGTTATGTAAGTTTGTTTATCAGGTGGTATTTTAGTTCCTTTTTTAATAATTCTTGATTTCTTTTCTTCTTCCTCTTTGACTTCTTTTTCTTTATTTAATTTTACTCGTCTTAATTCTTCTATTTTAAATTCGAGTTGTTTATTTAATTGGCTTATTTCGCTTGACATGTCTGCCACTAATTCTTTTTGGTAAATCAATTCTTCGTTAACTTTTCTCCAGCACAATAATATTTCTGCTTTAGTCATTTTTTCTATATTCATTACTATTACTCTCCTTTTCTATTTCATACACCTTTTCTAAAACTTTTTGATATATTGAATTTCTAGCAATTTCAGGTACATATAAATAATGCTCTTCATATAACCATCTCTTTAATTCGTTCCAGTTATTTTCTAGTTTACGATGTTCTTCTTCATCATAACAATGTGTAGTCCCTTTTAATTGTGATTTTAATTTTTGATTTTCTTTATTTAATTCAGCAATAGTTAAATCATATTCTTCAAATAATTCTCTAGTCATTTACTCATCACTCTCTACTTTCTTTTAAATAACATTTTATTTTATTCTGTGTATCTCTTTTATTATAAAACCATTCTAGGTCAACATTATCTTTTAGCCATATACCCTTTTCGGTATGACAATTAAAATATTTAACTGGTATAAATACTAATTGTTTACTTAAACCTATTCTACAATTTACTGCATTTCCTCTTATAGCAAGTGGAAGAAAAGGTATATCATGCAAATAAAAATAATATTTTGTTTCATAAGGACTTTTCATTCTGATACCTTTATTCTTTCTAATTGTCTCTCTATCTTTTGTTCTTTTATCTTTTGTATACTTTCTTCATTTAGATTATAATATACTTTAATTTGTTCTAACATCATTGTTAAATCTGCATATTCTTCTTCTATATGTTTATCTAATGGTTTTATATCTTGTATTTCAGTATCAAAATTCCAATGTATTTCTCTTTCGATTACTGCTTCTATAAACTCAAACATTTCCGTTTGCATATACTTTAATTGTGGTATTACACCATAATGTTCTATTATTTGCTTTTCTTTCTCTTTCATTCTGACACCTCTTTTAATATTTCATACACTCTATAAGTAAAATGTTCTGTATCTATTTCATCATAACCAACTCCGTCTGTTGTATCACAACTTCTTACATAGTCGTAAACAAAATTATCTTTTAAAATATTCATTACTTTATCAATAACTTCTTTTTGCTTTTTACATTGTTGTTCTAGATGTTCAATGTATTTTGTTGATAAATAATTTCTTTGACAAACTAATTGATATTCTTCATCAGCACTTACTCTATCGGTCTTAAATCTATTATTTATTTTTTCTATTCGTTTATAGTATTCTTCTTTATCCATATTCTTATTCCTCCACTTTATAAAATTCTAACATATTATCATCATTAAGTTTTGCTATTAGGTCAATATCTTCTTGTTCTAATTTATTAGTTGGTACTAATATTTCAAGTGTATCTTGGTCTAATATTAAATGCTTAGATATTTTTAAATAATAACAATCATCTCTATTAGCATACTTGTAACTTTGATATTCATAATTTTCAATGAACTCATCTTGTTTATCTTCTCTTAATTTACATCTCATTTTTTTATTCATATTCTTATTTCTCCTTTTTCATTTGTTCTTCCTTTCTTTATTTTTTTGGCATATTGTAAATTAATATTGGTTTAGGTATCAAATCTATTTCTTTGCCTAGTCCGTTTGTTTTTTTTACATACGCATAATCTCTCATAAAATTTTGTATTTCATCTAAAACTTCAATGGCTCTTTCTTTTGTTTTATATTCTCCAAATACATAATCATTATTTATAACAATACCAATAGTACCATCATAATTAGCTATCTTTATAGCTTCTGCTTTTTCTAATAAAATTCCATCCTGACTTCTGATCCATAATTTCATTTTTATAATTCCTTTCTATTTCCAACCTAATTCATTTACCTGTTGATTTATTGCTCTTAAATGCTCTAAACTCAATGTTGTACCACCTTGTGGTTTATTATTTGAATATTCTTCCCATTCAGTTATTTGTAAACATTGTGTTATTGGATTAAATAAATATTGAGTAATATAACCACCATCATCATTTCGGTAAGTTAAAGGCTTTTCTTTTGTTATGTAAAAATCTAATTCTTTAAATAACTCTCTAGCACTTTTCATATTTCAATCATTCTCCTTTTCTAACATAGGACTTATTTTTAAATATTCTATTTCATTCATATCTAAAAGTGTTCCCCAATGTTGTTCTTCGTAATCATAACTTGTTGGAATAATATCTACTCCCAATAATCTTATATAATTATCAAAAAAATCAATATTTTCTAAATTATGCCCACTGACTTTACAACCATTTTTATCTTTGTATTCATAATAATATTTCATACCTATTTCTCCTTTAAATTGTTAATTTCATCTATTAGTTCATTGAATTTGTCAACCATAAAATCCATTTCATCACAATTTACATATACTTTTTTATCTTGTTTATTTAAAAAATAATGTCCTTCTTCATCTTGATACATTTCTATTTTTTCTATCTTCTTTGGATTTTCGAATATTTCTACTTCATCATTTAAGCATTCTTCTAAATATACTTGATTTTGTAAAGTTCTCCATTCTGAATACAGTATACTATAATATTGATAACCTTTTCCTTTTACAGTTGATGTATATTCCCATATTTTATTTCTATATTTTATTTTATTTGGTACTTCTTCTCTATTTGCTATTTTATTTAATAAATCTATTATTTTCATTATCTATTCTCCTATTCTATATTCTATATTTTTATATTGTTCTTTTGTCATTATTGATTTTATTTCATCATTATAAAACCCTATAAAGCTATTTCCATACTTGCAACAAATCATTGTGCTAGATTCTATTTTTCTATTTCTTTTTATAATTCTATCAACCTCAAGACCATTAACATAGTCTCCTTCTCGTACTAAATCAATGATATCGAAACTAGGCTCTCCTACTATTTCATGTTGAAAAAAATAATCATTTTTTGATATCCCATCATACATATGGTGTGTTTTATCATCATTATCTTCAAAAATATTTTCATTATCAAACTTTACATCTTGTCCACATATTATATCTGTTATTTTGGCAATACCACATTTAGTCCTAACATACATTCCTACTTCTAATTTCATTCTTTCTCACTTTCTTTACATTTTTCATAATGTACTTTGCAATTCATGCTTACAACATCATCAATTCTATTTTTCTTTATGCATTTATATCTACATCCATCTCCGCAACTACAAACATCATATAACTCATAATTTTTACACTCATAGCAATTTTTTTTGCCTATTTGTTTTATTGTTTCAATTATTACCATTATAATTGATATTATTATAATTAAAAGAATTATGAATATAGCGATAATATCACTTAAATCAATTACTATCATTTATGTTTCTCCTCCTCACTAATGATGTCTAAGTCAGTCATAATTACTTTTGCGTTAACTTCTAAAAGTTCGTAACTTTCTTCTGTTACTCCAAAAGTATTAGGCTTCCACATATATTTTTCTTTAAAAATATCTTCTATTTCTTTTCGGTCATCTCCTAATTTTACAAAGCCTTGTATATCTCCTAACCAATACTTTGCTATTAAATAAAATGGTTTATCTAAATTTAATTTCATTCTTCAACCTCTATTCCGTGATCTTCAAGTAACTTTCTTAATACTCTGTTTTCTTCTTGTAATTTTTTTATTCTTTTGTATGCTTCTAATCCGTCAAGTATATATTCTATTTCAACCAGTCTACTTACTCTTTTAGGACTTTTCTTACCAACTTCCCATAAATCGTCTATTTCCTTTTGAATTCTATTTTTTTCTTCATCATAAAATTCAATTAAGTCTTTCATACTTCCATCCTTTCTAGCTTTTGTTGATACTTTTGTACAGAACCTTTTACAGGTCTAGCAGAAGACCTTTTTAGTGTATTAGGTCTTCTACCGGATTTAATCTTTTTAACAGCGTATTTATCAGTCATACTTTCTGCTAGTTTAGCCTTAAGTTCTTCTATTTCTTTGTCTTTAGTTTTTAGTTCATTAGTTAACTGATTTATTTTTTTAGTAAAACCACCTTTTGCAGTTTTCAAGGATACTACTTCTTTTTGCCTTTTAGATAGCTTATCTTGAAGTTCATCCACAAGTTCAGAACTCCTTTCAAAATCAAATGTTAACTTTTCTATTTGCTTTGTATAATCCATTTCTACTTGAGTTAAATCTTCGATTGCATTGTAAGCTTTTTTAAGTTCGCTTTCTAACTCTCTATTCTTTCCGTTTAATTTTGTATTTTGTTCTTTCATATATTCATAATCTTTTTTGTAAAATAATTTAATTCTCACTTTCTCTCAACCTCATTTCGTCAACGTAATTGTCTACATCTTCTTCTATATTTTCTTCTTCCTTTTGTTCCAGATACTCATCATAACCTGGATAGTAACTTTCTAAATCCTTTGTTTCCATATTAGCTCCTTAAAATGGTAAATCATCATCACTAAGTGACACTTGCTCTCCAAATTCCGCGAATGGATCTGATACTGGTTCTTCTTTCTTTTCTTCAACAGGCGTATATGATGGTGTTTCAGTATGAACTGTATAATCTGCTTCCGGTATTGTATAGCCACTGCCATTAGATTTTGTATCTAGAAATTCTACTCTATTAGCTATTACATAAGTTTCATAAATCTTAGTTCCATCTTCTTTTTCATAATTTCTTGTTTTTATTCTACCATTTACTCCTACTAGGCTTCCTTTCTTACAATATTTAGCCAAATTCTCTGCTTGTTTTTCATAAACACAGATTTTTGGAAAGTCTGCCGGTTTGTCTTCTCCATTTTCATTCTTTCCATTATTAATCGCTATAAACATTGATGTAGCAACCATTCCGCTTTCTGTAGTTTTTAATTCAATATCCTTTGTTATTCTTCCTATTAAATTTACACTATTCATAATCTTTCTCCTATTCTTCTACTACTAGTAAGTTTTCTTCATTAATTACTAGTTTTAAATTTCCTTTCAATTTTAATTTTTTATATATTCTTGAAGTTTCTACAAGTTGGTCAATAGCACGTTTTCTAAAGTCTTTAGCACATCTTATAAGTATCTCTTCATTTGTTGTTGCTATGTAACCTTTGCTTGAATGAGCTATAAACTTACTTGCTTTATCTTCATAATAAAGTGCGTTATTTGCTTTGACAGCGTGTCTAAATGTTCTTTCGTTCATTTCAATGCCATTATCTTTAAGTTCTTTTAACAGAACATCTTTTGTTTTCCAGTCCCCCATGTCACACAACTCATATAACATTTTTTACCTACCTTCCAAATATTTTAATAATTCAATTTCTTGCGGTGTCATAGTACTTATTCCACACTCATGACACTCGCTTATTAAACCATCCAATAACCCTCTGAATTCGTTTTTATTCATATCACTAGACCTTTTGTATACCAAGTAACTTTTAAATGTATTTCCATTGCTTTTATAAGTACTTTGCAAGTCGTAATACGGAAAGTAATCATTAATGTTTACTTGAGATAGCATACTTAAATAATCTCTAGGAGCATATCGTTTTATTAGCTCAGCATGAAGTTCATCTTTGCTTGTATTTAACTTACTAGCTAATTCAGTTACTAGAACCCAGTAATACGAATTCATGCTTTTAGTTCTTTTTTCACTAAACGGTTCTATCTTAACATCGTACACTTTGTCTTGGTCTAGATTAGATACTTCAATTAGTAACTTGTTCTTCTTGAATAGTCCTTTCATTCTCTCCCTCCATATATTTCTTAACGAGCTCTAATGCCATTTCTTCGTTTATTGGTAAATCAACATATTTTCGCGCATTTTCTCTTAAATGAAGTCCTTTAAGCGCTTTAATTTCAGTCTCATAGCATTGTTGATATCCAATTCTGTAAAGGTTAAGTTGATATGCTAAGTATTCTTTATCAAGCACTGATGTTCTTTTTATATCTCCTAAAGCTGTATCTCCATTTTCTAGCTTTAGTACTAAGTCTAACCGACCGGCTGCTATTGGTTCATTATCTTGAAATAAGATAATCGGTACTTCGTTGTCTAAACATTCAAAGTTGTAATGTTTCTTTAAGAATTTGTAATTCTTTAATTCCGGAATATTAATATCAATTCCTAACTTCTCATAATTCTCAATGCTCTCGTGAACTTCAGTTCCTTTTTTGGCCGCGTTGTCTAGTACTTCTTTTGATATACCAGCATATTTATTTCCAAACTTAACTTTCAGTATCTGTGTGATACTGGGAACACACACCCCATCAACTAAATACTGGTGTATTTCGTCTATATATTCAAGTGTGTGTTCTTTTATCTCCCAGGTATCCATTATTTATTTAACCTTTACTCTGATAGAACTTTTAACTGGAGAAAACTTGACATATTCATCATATAAATCTGAATTTTCTTCTCTAAACTTTTTGCTATCAAATGTTTCTCTTTCTGCTGGTGCAATGTAAGTTATCGTTAAATCATCAGTTTCAAGTTTAAGTATATTTTTGTTTTCCATTTCGGTTAGAATATTTTGTTTTAGTTCTTCTTCTTTTTCTTTTATTTCTTTAATTGCTTTTTCAAACTTTGCTATGTTCTTTGATACTTCAGCATTAAGTATCCCTATTCCGTTTTCAACTTTAATTAGTTCCATTTTTCTTTTCCTCCAATTTTTGTTTAATTCTTTTAATAACTTCACTAGCTGCTTCCATTGACATATCTTGTAACTTTTCAAGACCATTAGCTAGTAGCAGTTTCTCTAAATTATCAGCTTTATAAAATTTTACAATTTCTTTTATTTGAGCTGGTGTAATTTTTATATCAGTTTCTGTAGCTTTTTCTTCTATCTTTTTATCAGTTTCTGTAGTTTTATTCTCTAACTTTTTAGCAGTTTCTTTAACTCCATCATCTTCAGTTCTTTTTAAAAATTCGTCACTTTCGCTATCGCTGTATATTCCTGAATAAGCTATCTTACTATTTTTTAAAATTACTCTATCCATACATCTTTTTAAAGCCATAGCGTAAGGATAATCATTTTTACAATTACTTTTACTTACTTCTCCTACTTCATAAATTCCTTGTTCGGGACAATTGTAAGCAAATACCAATGAGTTGTTAAAACCATCTTTGTCTATAGTCACACACTCAGGTTTAAATTTTAATTTTTCTTCTAATACATCATTTACTTTTAAACAGCCATCGTGACTTATAATTAATCCACTATACATTGCTTTGGTTTTATTAGCATAAGTGTTAACTAATATCCAAAAGTCACTAGCTTTAAGTATTCCTTTAAATTTAGCACTTTCTAATAATTCAACGGCTTTGTTTTTTGCTTCTTTGTATTTTGGTGTATGATATTCAACTGGTATTTTTTGACCATTTATATTTTCTATTTCTTTTTCGCCAAAATCATACTTATCATTTTCCTTTGCTTTCATTAGTCCTCCATGAGCTCTTCAATGCTTTTTAATATGTCGGTTACCTTTTTTGCAAAGTATTTATCCTTTGCCATTGTTTTTTCAAAGCTTGCAAATTCTATACCATTTTTCACAGCATTTACTAACTCGTTTTCTGTCATAACTTTATCGTTAAATAATCTAATTGTTAACATTCCGATTAGTGCTTCTATGTTGTCCTTACTTCCAAACACAAAGCATTCTTTCTCGTTTATTAATATCATACCTTCCTTTGTATTTTCTAAAGATTTTAAAAATCTGTTTTTTTTAATTTGAATTAGTTTTTGTAATTCCTTAACATAATTTTCTTTGTTTGTTTCAATTTCTTTTTTCATTTTTTATCTCCTATCTTTCTTCAATATTTTTCTTAGCCCACCACTCACATACATCAATTGGAATTCTCGTTCCAGGGTTTTCCTTTGCGTAAAATGAATTCAGTATTGCTATCTTTTCTGTACCTGTTACCACTTTTAACAAAACCTTTAAAAACTTATCGTAAGTTAGCTGAAAGTCTTCTTCTTTCATAGTCATTAGGTCTTCGTATTTTTCTTTCGTGAATTCTTTGCTGAAGTATTTCTCGGTTCTTGATTTAATGTAGTCTATACTTCTGTGTCTAGCTTCATGTAAGTTCATTGCATCGTGATAAAATATTCTTCCGCACCAGTTACACTTTTCTGTAATTATTCTTTTCTTCGTTTCTTCCTTAGGTTCGTAAATAAAGACTTCTAATTTTGGTGGTATTGTTTTGTAGCCACTTTTCTTATGTTCTTCGTATTTTAATTCTGCTACTTCTTTTTCGATTTTCATTAGTTGGTCATGCCACACTTGATATTCGTCTGCTGATAAATCAAACTTTGGATAATCTTTTTTGATTTGCTGAATAAACAACATCACTTCATCATTTGTCATTTAATATCCTCCCATCGTTTTTGGTTCAAGAACGTTGACGGGTAAGGAATGTATTGTTCATCTTTCCACTGCTTATCATTTTTGAAAAATGCTATAGCTAGTAATATTTGCTTTTGTTCTTCTTCAGTTGGTTTGTTTTTCAAATACCATTTTAAGCAATTTTCTTTACTTCGCTTCTTCGGATATGCCTTCCAAAACTCTTCAAATTGCGCAATAGATATATTATTTCTTTCATTCTTTACATTCTTTTCATTCTTGTTAGTGTTCACTTGTTGTTCACTTGTTGTTCGTTTGTTGTTCACTTGTTGTTCAAGTTGCTGTTCATTTTGCTGGTATAACTCCCAGTTTAGTATTGTAATCAGGCGATTTTTGGAACTTGTTTGTTGTTCAATTTGTTGTTCGTTTTTTAGTATTTTCAAAGTTCGTTCTACTTTGCTTTCATCAACCTTTAGTTTCGCTGCTATAGCTTTTCTGCCTGTTATGAGTTGTCCAGGTTCAAGTGTTATCTTTTTAGAATTAAACAATACATCAACTTTTTTATGAGTAGCATTTAAAAGTAAATATATCCATATTCCTAACGTTTCAACATCCTTACAAACTATAGGATTATCTAATAGTTTTCTATATAACTTAATATATCCATCCATTTGTCTGTTCCTTTCCCTAGTTTTTAACCAATACCCCATTTGATTTTTTCTGCAAAATATGTTATAATTTTCTACAGAAAGATTTGTTACATGTCTTTCTTTTTTTATGCCACAAAACTACTTGCTACAAGACTTACAACTGCTACTATTCCTATCAATTTCCATGCTTTTATATGTTCTTCTAGTTGTTCTTTACTATCAAAGAAATAGTCTATTATCTTATTCATTCTTTCTCACTCCTTTCCTTTTTTCCTAAAACTTTTTCGTCGAAGTAAGTTTTAGGAATTTTATTCTTAAATATTAGTGCATCAGGATTTTCTTCTTTAAACATCTTTTGTAATTTCTTTATTAATTCATAAGCAGATGTTGTTTTAAAGCCCGTTATCATTTCTATTTCCCTTGCACCATACAT